AGCGATTTTGCTTCGCAAGACGAAGAGCTTGGGTCTGTATATGCAACAGGTAGGCCGAGTGCTACGTCCTCATCCTTCAAAAGAGAAGGCAATTATTATCGACCATGTACGCAATATTGAAACTCATGGATTGCCTGACGAAGACAGGGAATGGTCTCTGGAGGAAGGATATGTACAACATAGGGCTAAGGGGGCAGAGAAAACCATCGCTACCAAGACTTGCCTTGAGTGTTACCGTATCCACAGGCCAGCCCCTAAGTGTCCGTTTTGTGGAACGATACATCCAATAGCAGACCGTACCCCTACACAGGAGGAAGGTGTTTTGGAGCAGATAACGGCAGAGAAGCTAAGGCTGCGTAGCGTACAGCGACGAGAGGAGTGGAAATGTAAGACGTATGAGGATTTTCAGCGGTTGGAACGAGAACGTGGATTTAAGCCTGGGTGGGCTAGGATAAGATGGCAAATAAAGCAGAGGAAAAGGAGGATTAAATGAACTACGCATTAGGTAAATGCTTTAGTTGTGGACGTAGTACGGGGCGTGAATCAATAAAATATTGTATTTTTCATGATGCTATGGATTTACAAGGACTATGGACTCAAACTCCTGCCGAATCACTGAAAGCTATAAAGCGAACGCATGACAGAATAGAACTACAAATACATCAAACAATGAGAGTACCGCAGGGACTTATGGGCAGTGAGTCCACTAGGCAAACTTATCTTGAGCTTCAGATGCAACATAAGGCTAGATGGGCTAGACTAAAGCAAAAACTACAGGAAGGAAAATTGTTCTGGGATACTAAATGAAATCCGAAGCCAACATAAAAGCCGAAATCCTGCTATGGCTATCCGAGCAGTCAAATATTATAGCTTGGAATAATCCTACGGGATTAGCCAAGTCTATGGATGGTAAGTATCATATACGGTTCGGCTTAGTTGGTTCGCCAGACATACTCGGCGTTATCGGCCCGCCAGGGCGGTTTCTAGGGATAGAAACCAAAACCCTAAGGGGCAAACAACGTGAATCGCAAAAACGCTTCCAGAAGGCATTTGAGGCGCAAGGAGGGCTATATATGGTGGCTAGAAGTGTGGATGATGTGAGGGAGGGGTTAGATGAAGCGTAACGGTAACGGTAAGGGTGGTAAGCGAGGCCATTGCGGTCATAATCGAGATTTAATTCAAACCGCCAGAGAATTAAATAAACAAGCAGACGAAGACAAGGTAAAGAAAAAAGCCCAGAAGGGTAAGATGGTCGATAATATTAAGGAGTTGTGGTTATTAAAAAGCAACGACGAAAAATAGTCTTCGAGCGTGATAACTGTAGGTGCCTAAAGTGCGGTACTGCTGATAGGCTGACTGTAGACCATATTGTGCCTAAGTACTTAGGTGGTGGCAATCAGTTAGTCAACCTGCAAACCCTATGTTTCGCTTGTAACGTGGAGAAGGGTGCTACTATTGCTTGCTATGCTGACCGTAGAAAAAGCAAGAGTTATGCTATAAAATTCAAAGATAGGCTATGGAAGAAGGAAAAAACAAATAAAAAACATGGAGAAAAACATGAACTACAAAACGACAGCTAAACATTTTGCGTTATTCCAGAAAGAATGTGAGAAGTGGATTGAATATTTTGGGTTGAAGGATTGGGATGTCGCTTACCATCACTATATTGGCGAAAATAACGATGACCCTGACAGTCTAGCTCGCGTTAATTTCACGACAGGAGCTAGGGCGGCAACCATATTTTTAATGAAAGGATGGGGTTGCAAGCCTACTAGCTTACTTGTAAGAAGGTATGCCTTCCATGAAGTTTGCGAATTAATGTTAGCCGATATTTACGTGTTTGCGAATAGTCGGTATGCCGAAGAGGGCAACCTAGATAGGATAATTCATACAATGGTACGTAGACTGGAAAACACCGTATTTAGGGATGTGAAGCCTTGACAGCACTCCAGCCCCCAGATGCCCTAACGTCTGGGGGTTTTCTATATCTTATCCTTCAGTTTATCCAACACTCCTGCAAGCATATTGCTAGATACTGGCGGCACTTCACCTGCTTGCACTCTCTGCTTCTTGCCTCTGTGCCAAGCGGTAATACCGAGCACAGCACCAGCTATAGAGAAGTAAGTCGCAAAAGCTCCTATAATCATAGGTAGCTGAGTAAATAGCTTATCAGGGTTAGACCATGCTAGTTTAATTATGGCAGCCGACAGAACCAATCCAACTACTCCGTACACAGTTCCAGAAATAAACCCCCAGTAAGGTCGCCAACCAGATACATACCACTTATCTGATTTAGCCTCTGCCTGCATAGTGGCGTTAACAGCTTGCACAATAGAAGCGTCTGCCTTAACCTCATCGGCAACAAACTGTTGCATCTTTAATTTTATGTCAGCTTTCTCGGCCTCACTCATTGACTTTGGAAGATACTTGTCTACCAAGCCTCCAACCACTCTATTAACCGTATTACCTACTGTACTATTTATGAGGTCGCCTAAAATCGGTGTCATCTCACTACCCCCCTAAACCTTTCTTTGTCACTATAAAATCTATCATTGGAAACTTACACCCCATACGGCTTTCTGAGACCGTTAATAATTTCAAGTGCTTGCATATTTTTTTTCTGCCCCATACGAGGAAGGCTGATGTGTATCCATTCAGCAGACCCTTTCCGCTCTAAAATCGCTTGCCCGAATACTATCTTACTTTCGTTTACCAACCAATCGAACACCACGCCTAGGTCTGCGTCTATCATTTGTATGTCCGCAGCTTCGCCTCTAAGATGCTGTGAAGTACCCTTGCTTCCTACGTGCTGATTAAGCAGTAAATTACGATAGCCAGATGTAACCCTTATGCGTCCCCATTCGTTCCTAAGTGGCTGAAGGATAAATTGTGCAAGGTAAAATAGCTTTACAACCGCCTCGGATGTAGCATGATTATCTATACCTGTACTGGTGGCTGTAAGCTCTTCGATTGTAAAATTCTCTGACAGATTCATTTATTACTCCTTTTGGGATTCGCCGCCGTGTTCCTCTTGGGACTCATTTCTCGCCCCGTTCCCATATAATTTTATCCATTTTTTCTTCAAGATGGTCTACTTTTTTCTCTACATTGGTTATGGATTTTTGAACAAAATTCAGCTCTATATCCATTGCTTTCATTAACACAAAGCTCGTAGCCGATGCTGTCACTATAGCTGTCATTATGGCAATAATTCCAGCTTCCATAATTCGAGTTGTACGAATCTGCACCTTATCCTCTCCTCCGTTAACGCCTTTGACTACCATTAAAAACGGAAGCAAGGCTAACCAGTTCCAATTAGGGTCTTTCAGTAGTGCCACTAACGCCATCATTGCTTTCTAGCTCCTGTATTACGAGGTGTGAAGCCCATTTCGTTTGGTGTGCGAGGGTTGCCATTACTTTCCAGATATTTATTTACCTCTTCTGATGAAGTCTGGAGATTATGCTTTATACCTTCCTTAGCCATTAACGCACTTAATCGTATCATAAATTTAGTGCTCGCCCCTGCCGCCCTAGGTATTTTTGAACCTTTCAGCATAGCATTGACTATCCTTGGATTGGTCAATGCACGGGATAAAACTCCAGGCGCAAATAAAATCAATAACGAACCTCCACCAACCGCCTTACCAATACCCTCTTGCCCAAAAGCAACCAAGGGGACTGTACTGGCGAGACTAAGAACTGCCCCTGTCTGTGCTATTTGCACACCTAAAGCACCTATTTTGGTGGGTTGTTTTTTTTGCAAGGTAGAGAGCACTCTTGCAGCTTTCCTGAACTCTCCAAGGTCTTTATTCCCTCTGAATAAAGCATGTAGGTTGCCACGTCCTTTATCAAAGTTCTTTAACTTAGTAAGAATCCTAGCTCCGCTAAGTTCTTTTGTAACATCATCTGCCGAAGCTCTCATAACTTGTTCGAGAAATTCATGCTGAATCGCACTCTTGGCTTCTTTTGTTTTTACCAATTTCATTATTTTATTAATAGATGATGGTGTTTTTTGACGTAGAAGAACATCCACCGCAGCATCGGGACTTTGCTTAATAACAGTCTTTAGCATTGCATCATTGAATCTACCTTTTCCTGCTTTATAAAAGCTATTCGCTCGCCTCCATGCCTTAAGTGCATCAGGGGCAAGCTCCTTGCTTGCTTCCTGCATAGCCCCGTCTAGTTCCCCCGATAGTTTCCTTGCTAAACCCGTAGCCTTCCCCGATACAAGGTCGGTAGTCTGCCTAGTTACCCCAAGTAAATCAGACCTGAGAATCTGAGCATCTTCCCAAGGAACACTATTTGGTTTATCAATAATACTCTTCAACAAAGACCTACTTTTGCCTGACGGCAAACCCTTTTTGGTTTGCTTAAGCATAGCTCCTGCTAATATTTTCAGCCTGTTAATATTCACGCCGCCTGCTACCAATGCCTGCTTACCCGTTAAAGAGTCGAGCCTGAGAGTAGGTGCTGTAAGATTGTCAACCACTTTATATAAACCTTTAGCAGCCATTCCAAATGATTCAGTCCCTTCTTCGATAGCATCTTGCATGATACTGCCTAATTGCGACCTACCTACCCCTGTATCGGTAGCAGCAACGAAGTTCCTGATAACATTTTCAGCCGTACCTTCTGCGGTTTCCTTTAGTGCCGCCATCCTACCTACGCCAGTAAAAGATTCCTCGGCTACGTTCTCCAAAATATCCAACGCCCTGCTTTTTGTGACTTTGGCTACAGGTGGCGTCGCTCCTCGCTTGGCAAGAAACTCTATGGCCTCCCTACCTTCAGGGGTAACAGCTTTAGATAATGCCCTGCCTTTTACGAATGGCTTTGCTATAGCGGCCAGTCCGAAAGTACCCACCTCGCCCAACATGCCTAGGCCAGTAGTAAGGGCGACCTCCTTTGCTGACTCCCATGTGGTAGGGGGCTTCTCTTGTAGCGTCCGCCTACCAATCTGCTCAATGGTTTCGCCGAGTCCAGCACCAAGCCCCGCCCCTATCGCCGTCCCTGCGGCTGCCCCGTAAGGCCCGAATCTTGCACCGACCCTGCCACCGACCTTCGCCCCTTTATATGCACCTACTAACTCAGGGGCTACGGCAGCAAGCTCTGGCAAAATAGCGCCAGTAGCACGCTCCCTTGGTTGAACCCCACCTGTAGGCTGGTCTGTGCGAGCTATATTAAATTCCTGCTCACGCAAGCGAAGTAGTTCAAGTTCTGTCCTTGTGCTTACAGCCATATCTGCCATTATTGCCCCCTAGCTTCCAGACGAGCTTTGATTTCTGAGATTTCAGACCGTGCTTCTTCTTCCGTCATCTCGCTTGTATCTCTTACGGGTGCGACAGCTTGCTGTTCACCCCTTTCTGCCAATGGGTCTCTTAAGTTAATAGCAACATTCGCAGGATTAAATCCACGATTCTCAGCAAGTGTACGGAAAGTATCTTCCCTTTGAGTATGCTGTGCATCTTGACGTTTAAACAATCTATCTGACCTATCGGCAAAATCTTCTCTTGTATTAGGTGCAAGTCTCTCACCTTCTAATAGGCGATTATATGTTTTTCTTATCCTGTCGGGAACACCCGCTGAATTAGCTGCTGTAGCAAATTCGCTTTCTCTTACAACTGAGCCAGGGTCAAGCATTTTCATGTAATTGAAGATAAGTGACAGGTCGCCAGCTGCCGATGGGTCTTGGACTGAAGCCTGTATACGTGCGTAAGAATCTCTAACCTTGCGGTAATCTTTAGATAACGCAGTAAATTCTTTACGCATATTTGCTTCATCGGTATATTTAGCCCCTGTACCTTTTTTTGCAATTAAATCTCCCTGCGAACCTGTTTGCTCAAACTTCCTAACAGATTCAGGCGTATATTTAGAGGGGTCTACCTTTGCAAACGCACCCGCCTTCTCTGGCTTCGCTCCCTCCTTCAGCAACGCCGCACCTGTCGCACCGCCCCTGAGGAGCAATCCTCTCTCAGCACTAGGTGCACCAACGGCTTGCTGCTGCTCAGCAGTCAATCCTTCGGTAAAACGTGGGTCTTCCTGTAGGGCACGGATGTCGAGAGCTTGTGTGACTCGCCCTGCTTCTGCTTCTTTTTCCAAAGGTTCAATAACGCCCTTTAAATCTATCTTATCGCCTAATGCAGTAGCTTCAAGGTGAAGCTCTCGCAAAGCAAGCAATTTATCATCTTGACTATAATTAGGATTTTGCTGTATTTTCAAAGCTCTCTGAGCAAATTTACTGCCCTCTTCTGGCCATTCAGTTAACTCACCCATCTCTGAACCAGGATTAAATTGATTCCACGAAGGAGCAAAAGCGTTATACGCTTTTAATCTTATAGCCGAAGGCATATCTTTATCAGCCATGATAGTCATATTATTTTCCATCTGCTTGATGGACATTTTCTGCTTCTCAGATTCTATCTCTGCAAGACGAGCATCCTGCTTTTCTTTCCGCTCACGCAACATCAGCCCCATAGTCGTGCCGCCCGTGAAGCCCTGTGTGAATCCCTTTATCGGGTCTGGATATGCTTGTGCCATAATTATTCTCCTTTAATATTTATCGTAACCCATACCCGCCCCAAGGGGTTAGGTCTCTACCTACGCCCCCTCCAGCAGCTCCCGCACCTTTAAGACCACTCAAGCCGCCAGTTAAGCCCATGCCTGCGACTGTCCCTGCCGCACCAAATGCATTACTAATAAGTCCGGCCTTATTAGCGGCACTCTGCTGTGCAGCCTGATTAGCCATCTGCCAACCCATCATGCGCTCACTTTGGTATGGAGCTAATACACCGCCTTGCGCTCCCAAAAGCTGAAAAGCTGACTGACCAGCCCCTTGCAGGTTAGCCATGCGTCTCTGCTCAATATCGGATATCTGCCCCATACGTGAAGCCATTAAGCCTTCGCCTGTAGTGAGCTGCCCTCTGCGAGCCTCCTCACGAAGTAGTCCCGCACGTTTCTGAAACTCACCCATTGACTGCTGTCCTGCCGTTGTCCTCTGCCATTCAGGGCCAAGTCTACGGGCGAGGTCTTCCTGTACTTGCTTTTCCTGCGTGCCTAATTCAGACTCCAATGCAGGGCTGACAGGCAACTCGCCCTTAAGTGCTGCGAGCTGACGCTCCTCATATAGCCTCTCTATCTCCGTCTGTTCCGTAGGCGATTCTACCAACTCGCCCGTCTGTGGGTCACGAGTAAGACCCATAGATTTATATAAAAATGGCTGGAACTCTGACTGTTGCTGCCTCTGCTCTCGCAGGATTTCAAGTTGCTCTTGCTCTATCTCTTGCTGAGCTGGCGACTTGGCTGGAGCTTTCGGTGCAGACACATTAGTGTCGCACATAGCCACATCACCATCGTAAGTATAACTATCTTCCTCGATAACTTCATTGGTAGTCATATCTATTACTATCTTGTTATATATCTTCATATACTATACCTCCATTATGTAATACTTATAATCGTTGTCTATCGCATAAGGTTCTTGCTTTGTGTAATATTTAACAATTTTATCTAAATAACCTTTTTTATTTTTACATACATGAATTATAGCTCTTGTATAGCCCTCACCCCTTATTACACCTTTCAGATACTTAGCTAATAATCGAGCTGTGGATGGCGACCGATACTTCTTATCAACACAGAAATGACTTATGTGTGGCTCTTTATTGTGCATATAATACGAGAACATTCCGATAATACCATAATCGCATAGCACATAGGTTTGTCCCTCAGGGAAAAACATCTTTTCATGGCTAATGCCTTCGGCTTGGAGAATCCTATAAACATTCTCGCTATCGCATGGCTTATATTTTCGCAGCATCATCTAAGATATATCAACCTCCCATGTTGTCTGGGTAATGATATCCGCACCATTTGCGCACTCGCCAGTTAGTTTTACCGCCAGGCTCGCCGTAGAATCATCTGTAGCCGTCTCGTACCCCTGATATGAGGTATTACCATCCCAGAAAGACCATGAGATTCTATGGCTTGTTGTGCCGACACTTAGGATCTCGGCTTCTAGTCTCCAGTCGCTTGTTGAGTTAACGCCTGGAAGCAGAGACCAAAAAGTTGCCCCTAAGTATAGCTTGATTGTCTTGACCCCTGCACCGCCCGTAATAGTACCTGAAGCGTGAACCTTAATTTTACCATTCACGATTAAAGCCTTGGCAGGAATCGTGCTCGCGTCAAGCGTATCTTCTCCGACGCCTGTCGTTACCTGGTCTGCACTTCTTCTGGCATATTTTATTGACTCTAGCTGGACAGCACCGTCAGGGTCATCTATAAACGTAGGAGCGGTAGTCAAGACCCTTGGTAAGTCCGTTTTAATCGGGTATAGTGCTGAATATGTGCCGCCCGTATCTACTTTAACAGCAGCACCTGAAGCGATTATGTCGATATACTGGTTATTCTTAAGCGTCACCATCTCTGTAGCTGTTACGCCCGTGAAGTGTATTCCGTTAGTCGCCCCGACATAAGAACCTGCATAGCCATAAAAGGAGCAATCCGTCACTCTTAATCCATGAATGGCCTCTACAAGCATGACCTCCGTGCCTTCCTGCGTTTCCATGTGGCAAGTGTCGAAAGTAATTCCTCTGGAAATAGTAGCTCCACCACTAGGGGCTTCAATGACCACAGCTCTCATACCAGCACCACCCTCACCGCCAAAGTAACAGCCAGTAAAGGCAACATTCTCAACAGCTCCGGCAGAACTCGTACTAGATGCTATCCGCATAGCGATGTCGTCGCCGTCGAAAGCGCCGAACTTGCAACCGCTAAAGTGGAAGACTCCTGTCTGGGCCATATTGCCGATGATTAATAGGCACTCGCCGTTAGGAATACCATAAACGACTACATTAGACATGAATACATGAGACGGATTTGAGATATTTAGCCCTATTGCCCCTGTCGTAGAGAAGCCTATTATCTCGACATTCTGCATAGATACATACGAAGTATACCCTGCATCCCCAGAGTCATTGCCGATAAAAATACCACCCTTTGCAGTAGTGGTGAGACTGCCAGCTACTGTGATGTCCCTATAGCTAAAGTAGCGTGCATTATTGACATTCTTAAATACATAGTTGCCTGACGTTAGGGTATTGCCGTCCACCTTGGTAGATTGCATACCAGAGCCTACGATATGCACTCCTGAATACATATCTAGCTGACTTGTCACCTTATATGTTCCTGGAGGGAAGTAAACCACACCCCCAGTTGCCGTAGCTCCCGTTTCTTGTCCGTAGCTATCTATTGCTGCCTGAATAGCTGCGGTATCGTCCGTTGAGCCGTCACCAATCGCCCCGTGTGCCTTTACGTCAACCCAAGGGCCTTTGGTTATCAAGTTCAATGTCTTGAATGTCTGAGTATAGTCCTGCACCAGCGTAGTCGGTGGGTCTACATACCATTGACTCTGCCCTGTTATCTGCTGTATTGAGTACCTAAGTCGTTCAAGCTCTCCTGCCGTAGAGGTAGCTAGCGACTCCGCCAATCCAGGGTACGGGTCTGCCGTGCTCCGCATCTGTGCGATATTGGCTGAGTTATCATCCAGACCTGAAGGGGTCATGTTGGTTATTATATTATCGAACTCAGCGTCATCCGCAGGGCCATTTATTGTATTTCCAGTAGGTCTCGATGTTAATCTTGAAAAATTGCCACCCATAACTGCCTCCTATACAGGTCTGTTGCCAAGTAATTTATGGTCTTGAAGAATCTGTGATATAAAGAAATCTTCGTCTACGTTAGAGTTAAATATCTCGTATTGAATCCGCTTACCACGAGTGCCTACATCAAATGGTTTGTCTATCATCTCGTCGCCACCGTAGGTGTCTGCCCCGTATACTGCTGTTCCATAAGTGCCTCCGACACCCGACAAGTCAATGCTCTGCTGTGTTAACGCTATACCATCAACCCATATATTTATATATACGTTGTAAGCCCCTTTCGCCTCGGTCACCAGCCATCCCTGCGAATATTTCTTGCTTATTCTTGGATTATCGAAAGGCATACGAGCAGTTTTAAAACCAGCATAATAAGCCACACTATCATCATTCTTATTAGCTTCCTCCAACTCCCAAACATACCCTGAATAATCTCCTGTATAAACATACTGAGTATGGTGAGTTGCTGGGTCTACCCTGACAATCGCCGAGCACGAAGCATCGAAGCCTGAAGCATTAGTCTGGTTGTCGTGCACAACCCAACCCTCTTCTGGCCCTTTATCGATATTGTATACAAGGGAGGTGTCTACCGTTGACTGCCCTGCCCTTACCACAAAAAACCTAGCTATTCGCAACTCGGGGTCGTATACAGCATGGAACTGATTTATTTTACCTAAATCACAATTATCTCGTATCCACTTATCTATCCATGACGGCTTAGTTATGGATGCCTGTTTGTAGTCGCCGTAAGACTCTGCTGCTCTCACAGAATAAATATTACCGTCATCCGTCATGCAAAGAAGGTCGTTAGGGGTCTTTACTATAAGCCTCCAATGAGCCGCACCGCCTTCCCATTGCGCTCCGTCATAACCCCATTTAGATATATCGGTACTAGAGTCATCCATAACATAAGTTTTATTTTTGCCGAAAGCAAAGAGCCTGTCGCCAAATTCAGCTATCCCAACTATCCCATACCCATCATTCGTGTTGATATAGAAAGTATTAATCGTTCCTTGAGAGAAATCTAATCCTATACCTGCACTATTAGGCGTTACATATAGAGTATGAGGATTATTTGGACACCCCGAAGCCCACCCTCGCTCTGAGTTTTTGCGACCATGCACAACTATCTGCTGAGGAAAATTACTACCTGTCCAATCAGTAGGAACGGCAGCCATGTCAGACGTTGAGCCAGCAGAGCCATCCCAAGTCTGCGGTATATTTGCACCGTTGCAAACGTACAGAGTATCAGCATATACCTGAAAGTGAAAATACTTCGCTGCCGTAAGGCCAGTCTTCAGGCTTGTCGTAGAGTTTTTCCATATCGCCCCTGCTGCCGTACCAACCATAACAAAATCGGTAGCATCTACAAGCCTAAAGTCAAAGATACCCATCAGCTGAGAAGAGCCATATCCGATAGTGCCGTTAACCTTGTCCGTGCCGCCACGCTTACCACGACCGTTATCGAAGATATTGATATTCCTAGCCAATACCATCGACTCAGGGGGTATTTGGTCAATGTTTGGGTTTGCCGTAAGACCACCCTTAGCACACGGGACTCTATATGTCTGGCCTACATAGCTCATGTATCCTTCCTTTTTAGCCAATCACCTGACGGTGGATTTTTCTTAAGCCAAGTACCTGTCGATTCGTTCTTACCCGACCAATCGCCATCGGCGGCGTTTTTATTAAGCCAGAGGATGGGTGCTATAATCTCTCCTATGCTATATCCTCTTGTCACCACGTCGTTGACGCTACCCCATGAACCGTATCCTCTTGTTACTACACTACTAATACTCATTATGTCGCCCTGTTAAGTGCTGTAGGTGTCGTACCATCGTCAAGCGTGAAAGTCATTGCTGTCGTTGAGCCGTCTAATTTCTTAACCGTCAACGTAGTCCCAGATATCGCAAATTCAGTCAGCATGCCCCATATCTGATACAAAGCTTGTTCTGGCGTAGCTTCTGCACCGTCCGCTGCGTAACTCTCGGTCATCGTCCCAGATGTAAAGAATCCAGTCGCCGTCAACCAGTTACCTTGATTTGTCTGTAGCTCATTGGTGTCTGCCACAATAGCTGCCAACTGAGTGGAGTTACTATCCATCTCTTGCCTATTTTCTACAGCTGTTGGTGCAGTTCCAGCAGCATCAGGGACGGTTGTGTTTGCACCGTAATCTGAGTTAGCCGTATCTGCCTCTGCATTTACTTCTGCCTTCATTGCTGTAGACATGCCACCAAGGTCGGTAAGACCTGCTCCTGCCGTACCTATTTCTGCTGTGTCCGCAAGCGTATCTGCTATGCCCTGCGTATTGTCATCAGCTATTATAGTTACCCCTCCCGTGTTAGTGACTTGCCACATACCCCTTTGGTTGACTGTACCGCTACAGGATAAGGCATATACAATCTGACCTTTTCCTGAGATACTAAATAAATCTGTTCCAGCATTATTAAGATTCCGCAACTCGAAGCCATTTTCCCAGCCACCTACTGAGAAGTTTACATTCGCTATCGCAGCCCCTGTATCAAATTCTGGAGTGTTTGCTCCAGCAATACCAGAACGAGAGTGCGCTATATGGTAATCTCCTGCTTCTCCAAATGTAACTGTCCCGCTAAAATCACAATGTATTGCGTGGAATTGAGGAAGGGTGCAAGTGCCAATCTCACAATGGGCAAAATCTATCGGGTCGGCAGACGCGGTTGCTGTCCCTGTCACATCAGCTCCAGTAAAATGTGAACCGCTTAGATTCTGCCCTCCAAGCACCACATGCCAATGCTCACCATGCCAAAATTCATCCGTGTGCGATGTTGCAAAAGTTAGAGAACTTTCCAGGGCTACTTTTACATTATAAAGATTCCGAGAGGCCAACAATGTATTCACGGCGGCCTCAGTCGATACGGGATTCCCCGGCACTCCGTCAAGATTAGTAGTTCCAGTGTTATTTGCACTACTATCAAAATAAACCGCATCCAATGCACTGACACCTTCTTGGCTAAATGCTATAAATATCTGGTCGGTTTTTAATGTAGCGGAGGTAAGCCCTGAGACTTTATATGGGCGAACTCTAACTTTGCCAAAGTCTGCGCCCTTACCCACCATAGGTACAAACATATCAAAGGAATTAACTGCGTTAGAAGTTGAGTTAGAACCCTGAATGCTACCTATCTGAACCCACGCTGTTGCATCCCAATCGTAACCATACATCCCAAGGTCATCATTATTTCCTGTTAAATATCCCGTATGCTGCACAGAACTTGGGATACCAGCTCCTATAAGAAATTCATAATAACCATCAAAAGTACCTCCACTATCTGTAAGCTCGTGATAATTGCCATCAAGAGCCTCGGTTGCCGCGTATGTATTAGTCTCTGACCCTATTGTGGTGCTTGTGAAGGAAGAAGCAGACTTATTAGTTGCAGAACCGACATTGGTGATATTTGATAATTGTGCCTGTGTGCCGGGGAAGGTGTCGCCTGTAAGCCCTGTGCCGTCGTACTGTGATTCAAGATTCGTCTCTGCTGTAGCAGTAAGCCTTAGTAACCCCCTATTATCTATTGAGAATGTAGCGACTAGAGGGCTCACGGTTGCGCCGTCAAGTGTGATGCTGTCAATCACCACCCAGTATTCATTATTAGCTGCATAGAACCCTGCGTCCGTATCATCAGACGTATCTATAGAGATACCATGTACACCTGTAATACCGTCAAAATCAATACCGTCAGTATCCAGCAAAGTAAACCCAGAAGTGGAAGACCTTTGAGTCGTGCCACCATTCTTATAGACTTTAATATCAGCGAGAGCCAGCCCCGTTATAGTTATCGAAGCACTGGGGTCGTCGCTACTAAAAGTATGGAAGGGAATGTATAAAGTTTTCCCCGTGGGAAAATCACCAAAGTTAATCATTTAAAATCTGCCTCCCATCGGCCCTTTCATCGGGCCGTTAAATGCTGCAAAAGGTGTGTGTGCCACCGCCGTATTATAATCTACACTTATATACGTCTGTGTACATCTTACTGATTCCGCACCACTCGTTAAGTTATTCCTCACTCGCCACTGCTCAAGAGGATTGCCCCCCGTACCCTCAACATCTGCCTCCGTCCACGCTGCTGCCGTTGCAGGGTTAGTAAGCCACTCCTCTGTGTAGTCAGTATAGGTATCGGTTAAGTTATTATATGAACCAGCGTATGGCGTTATGCCGACATATATCTCCGCCCTGCCTTGCGTGGAGTTGCCCGTTAAATGTCGCATCCGATATGTTACGACTACCTTATTAATAGAGGTCGAGGTTATCGCAAAATCAGCGTATGTTAAAATCTGTAATGCAAACATACCCGTAACATATATGTAAGTAGTATCGTCATCAGGCGCACCGACAGCATCGTCTACGAGCTCCCAACGAGTAGAACCGCTCGACAAGCTCCATGTAGCGTTGCCGTCTCCTGTTGGTACTCTATCCTGTGTAGCCATCTAATACCGCCTGTGATACATGGATATCTAAATTGCAACGTCTTCTCTTTGAGACTCCATAATCAGATAAAGCCACTTTTGCCTGTGCAAAAACCCTGTTAAGCTCCCCGTTGAACTTCGCCGTATCTTGTGGGCGTACAGGTTTTTGAGTCTCTACGGGGAAGTCTCCTACGAGCATGAACCAGTTAGTGCCGACACCGTCAACCCAGAGGCGAGCCTTTACAACTATGTCTTCAAGGTCAAAACCTAATGCGCCGTCTGCTTCAACCGTAGCTTCTTTGATTATGTAGTTCATTAGAATTTACCTGCCGTGCCTTTAATGGTTATTTTAGCCAGTGCAAACATCTAATAATCCACCACTTGCTGCTGTAGGTTGCTTATATCCATACCGTACTGTTCTCTTAGGATTAGACCTTGAAGTAGTTGGTTATATAGATTGATTGCCTGTGCTGCCCTATTGTCATCATCTTTCTGCAACTGCTTTGCGTAAACACCCTGAACCCATACGTTACGCCATCTCTGATAAAGGGTTACCATGAGGGTGCTCGCCAAATCGACAGTCATAAGGTTTGCATAGTAACGTGCCTGAACGCCATAAATTGTGCCATCGCTCTTATGTGGCACAGGATACAATATAAACTCACCATAGTCAGCATCTCCTATCGGAGTAAAACGAGTAGGTAATCCCCTCGTCATGGGATTACTAAGGTTGTCGTAATCCCATAGAGGCAGAACGGTCAGGGGGTAATTTGTGCCAATAACCATATAGCCACTACCTACAGCAGGGGCAGTATTAAAGTTAGGTACAACTATCGCCTCTTTCGTGGAATCATTATAGGTCGTGCATTGCGACATACTGGCCTTGCCTGTTCCTGATGTAATCAGGGTACTCTTACCTAGGATGTCCGACTCGCCAAGCGACTCATTGGCGGCTAACGTAACCGACCCTAACGCACCCCCCTGAGCCGTGCCTGTCACGCTGCCGTCAAGCAATACAATAGACAAGTCAGAAGAATAATCTGTAGGGTATGAGTATCTACTCTGTCCATTAACGGACACCATCACAGAGGTAGTATGAAGTGATTTTAACTTTTTTGCCAAAGTCCATATATCGTTCTTAATCTCTTCCATAAGCTCGTCCTGAGCATTGGTCAGTTGCGTAGGCGTAGGGTAGGTGTACCCTGCCTTCTTAAGAGCTTCCGTTGTTAGCGTAATCAGCGTAGGTGCAGTAGGTGCAGCCATTACATAACCTCTCTATAAGCATTTTGCCATACAGGATACTTAGTGTTAATATCATAATCTCTTTCTACTATCCTGCGAGCTTCCCCTGCCATCTTAGCAGCCAAAATAGTGTCTTCGACCAGAAGACTAATACCTTGCAGCCACCCATCAGGGTCATTATTCTCGATATATACGCCATTATTATTATCTGCGATATCCGTGTACGGAGGTACAAAGGAGCAAACCGTAGGGACTTCTAAGGCAGAATATTCGAGCCATTTATTGAAGTTCTTATATTTAGAATGTTGGTTATCCGCACTTGGCAAAAGTCCTATATCTAAATTCAGAGAAGCCATTTTATAAGGCAGAGCATCTATGGATACCCAGGGATGTCGCTCCACACGGTCTTCAGGAATACCCTTTAGCGTTGGATGATAACCAAGTAAAACCAGCTTCATCATAGGGTATTTCGCAAGCAAATCTGGTATGACTTGCTTTAGCATCCCGACATCTTCCATTGAAGCCCAAGAGCCATGCCATCCAACCCGTATCTCCTGATTACGTTCAAAGGGAAACTTCTTCCATACATCCAAATCTAAGCAAGTTGGTACGACCCTAACATTGTCATTATATCGAGAGTAGACATCTTTCAGGTTCTCTGTAGCAACCGTTACCATGTCTGCCATACCAAGACTAACCTCAACATTCTCAACATATACATTATTCATAGCTAAATCTATGTTCTTTCCATTAATCCACATAGGTACACCATCTACATCTATCGCCTGAGTGCCTAACCTCTGGTAACGTGGAGACAAAGGCGATGGGTCAAAAACATTCTCATCAAAATCTAAAATAATTTTCTTGCCGAAATCCTTCAGTTTATAGGCAGTATCCAGTAACTTCGTTTCGCCCAATGTCGGGAAAATAAAGAGGTCAGAAGTGAGAGAGTTAGCTATTTTATCAGACCCTTCCCCCCTAATGACCTTCTTAACGGTATAGCCACTCTGACTCTGTATCTTTGCTAAGGGCGACATAATCCTATAGTAGCTACTCTGGTCTTTCTCTCTGAGAAAGTAAGTAATCTTGGGCTTGTCCTTATTAATTACTTTTTGCTTCTTTGGCCTTGCTATCTCTTTCTTAATCGCTTTGGTTATCAATTTTCTAGTATTGAGTAATAACTTTCCACCATCTCGCCTTACTATGTCAGCACGTTTTGTGCGATTAACCTCAGGATTGCCTATTGCATCCAAGACAGCGTCTTCCATGTTTTCTAATTTAACTAAGTCTCCTGCATGATGTATCCACTTCTTGTTCTCCATGTCGCCAGCCACAAAGTGCCCATATATCTTCACGACAGGTATATCCATCGCATAAGCAAATAATTCAAAAGTACCTTCTACCTGCGAGACTACACATGAAGCCTTACTTAGCAACTTAAAGGTTTTCTTAGCTTGCCCCTCCTCCTGACGATTAGTTATATAATTCTCACCACCCTTAAAATGCTCTAAGCTGTGTTCGCCATCAAGAAGTTTCACTATAGGCTTAATACCCTTTATATTACATAGACCTTTCCATATCTCTTGTGATTCAGTCTTATTGCGCTTATTCACACTCTCCAGAGATTCGATATGTATAGGTGCAAACACGACTGTCTTGCCGTCTGGCTTATACTTCACTCTCTCATCTAGTTGAGCCGAGCCGACTTGTATAACCTGCTCAGGTTTCCACCCTCCTTGCTTCGCCATCTCTATATCATCGTCACCCCAAGCAAACAAGAAATCTCCTATGGGGTCTTTGCCATTAAAGGCATAATCGCTCATAGCGAAACGTCCATGTTGCATAATAAATGACGGGATACCGTATTCTCTCGCAGTCTTACATATCTCTGCATTGACTTTATTGACATCATGCGCAAGCAAGACAGCATCGGCATAAAGAATATCTATCAGACCTATAATATCGAAATACTTCGATAAATCGGGTATGACATCGTTAGCGTTCAGGACTGCTAGTTTGGGTTTCTGTATCGGTTTGCGCTTGCGCTTCATATATCCCTCGTAGAAGTCCTGTAGCCTCTGCCTTCATCTGACTTTAGCCATTTACGGAAAGCCTTTTTATCGTAAGCAAACTCAGGATGTTCAACTAATACCGCACCAGGTATCGTTGCTATCTTCTCCATCTCGCGACCATGACTATGTGCACTACCTACTGCCAGGCGTTGTTTCTGTGCATACTCCAAGACAGCGGTAACATCTTCGACATGCTGGAAGCGAATCAACTCGCCGACATTCTCCATGCCGACCAAGCCAGTCTGCATTTTTTTAGGTGTGCTTATTATCATCTTACTCCTATTAGGGAGGGGAAATACGTCGCCGTACCCGCCCCTCCCGTTAGGGTTTATTTGCTAGTTTCGCAATCCTATCTTAAGCAATGGTCAGATTACTTATCTTACCCGAACCTTTCTCCTGCAATGATTCAAGCGTAAGTTCTGCTGTCATTAGGAAATTACGACTATCGCCTGTCAGCGCAAGCTCCTTTGGTACGACAGGGCGTAGCCATGCCTTATTCCAGAGGTTCATGTCTCCAAGTACGATTATCCTCGAAGCAATCGTATCGTTAATCTGACGATGTTTCATGATTTTTACGTCACCAAATGACGAGTAGTACACATCGACTGAGCTTACGAGTTTCTTTTCATCAGCTTGTATATTTCTCGTATTGGTGCTGAATCCATCGATTATCCTCTTCTGGAACGTACCGCACAGTACATACTGTGGGTCTCCACCATCAGCCCAAACGTCCTGAAGACAATCGTTAAGTCTACCTTCAGAAAGTGCAGCAGATGCTCCAGCACTACCGACACCGCCACCATTTGTACAGTTGGTGGTAATCCAACCATCCATACCCTTCATTGTCCTGGCCGTAGCACTATTACCAGCACTTTCTGTGGTATTGATGACAAGGGCATATTCGATGTCCTTAGCGATAGCTTTGGTCTTCAACATCTGCTGATAATCGACCTCACTACCACGACCAGCAGAATTAACTGCGTCATTCGTGTTGGTTATCCGCCATGACTTGCTAAGTATCTGTGTATAGTTATTTTCTTTGACTGTTGGCGTAATTGCCGTAGCCGTAGCGTCATCGCCCTCGACCTGCGCATTAGCACCAGCCGTATCGAGCACATCCGTCTGCCATTCATGTAATGTCTGCATCGAACGTTTATTACCCGTATGCGAAGTGACAAAGTTCTCTATAGGATCGATATTGGTAATTACATCTATTAAATCCTCTCTGATTCCCTCTGTAGTAAAGGTTGTATATGTATTAGTTGGTACTGCCATGAGACCTCCTTATCCGACTCCCATTGCACCTTTCAATCGAGTGACTTCCAACCAATCTGCTCTCGACTGAGTTTCACAGGCTTTTTTGAAAGCGGCATTATATGTAGCCGAAGAATTATCAGCTTTCGATGCTACACCACTACTTTGTTCCACTGCCACATTCGGGGCTTTACGTACTTCAACAGGTCTCGGCGTAGGAACTACCGACTTAGCTGCCATCAGTTCCTTATTCTTCATGTCAAGAAAGATATTCTCATACCCTACCTGAGTATCCATCAAAGCCTGTTGTTCAGGTGGAAGACTCATAATATGCTCTTCGATTTTAGGTAGATGCGCTTTAAAATCGTCATAACCCTTGCTCGCCATCGTTTGAGCCATCCTATCTACGTTATTCTGATACTGAACTGGCTGTAAAACCGAAGCCATTTGCTCCATTTGAGCCTTCATACCCTGCAATTCCTGATTCTGAGCAGTTACAGCAGGAGCGACAAACTCCTTGTAATAGTCATCGTCAATCTCCATAGGTGTAGGTGGGGTAAGCAATGGTGCTGGCTTGGTTTCTACAGTCTTTGCCTCTTCAGCAATACGTTGCCCTTTCTGTGTTAAGTAGGTGTCTGTCTGATAACTCCTGACTAATTGTTCATAAGTTACATCCATATCCTTACCGTTAACTGTCAGCTTCACCATCTTTTTAGCGAGGTCTGCATTATTCAGGTACTCGCTATCCGCATCGGTAGGTGCTGCTTCTATAGTTTCGGTTTGCTCTGGCACTGTCTCAGTCGTTTCTTCCTGTACTGGTGGAGCAGCAGGGGTTCCCTGTGGCTCGTCAGACATAGCGAAGTCATTACCGAATAATGACTCAGAGATACTTAGTGACGCTTCGGTCACACTATTGGGAATCGCATCCTTTTCAGGTGTAGATTCTAGGTTTTCGTTCTTCACTCATCCTCCTGGGTAGAGTTTATAATACTATCCGCAGCCAACCTGCCTTCCTCTATCTTTATCTGAATCTCCTGACGAATTTGGTCGATAACCTTGCTCATCATTTGCGTTTGTATAACCTCTGCCTGCATGACAGGATTAACCTGCTTGAAAGTCTCAAATGCCTTCTTCTCTAATGGCGTAAGAATGTATGTCTCCAAGACCTCAAGACCGCCAGAACCATTTACGAAGGCTTGCATAGCGTCACCTATATGCGACACCTTCTCCAGCCTTACTAATTCCTCGTTACCCCACTCCATAAGCACCTTCCGTTGGTTCTGGATTCATACTAATTACATCTCCCTGCCCTTCCTGACTCGCAATACCCTGAACGCCCCCACCTTCCTCCTGCGGAGGCTGCTGTGCAGCAGTCATAAATCTTTCGACATCCTTGTCGCCAATGATTTTCAGCATCTCGTGGTAAATAGCCATCTGATTCACGAAGTGTACGTTCTCTGGCTGCACCACACCTGCTTGAAGCATCTGCACCGTCGATTGATTGACAATCGAAGCCCTATCGGAAAGCATCATATATTTATTCAACTGCATCTGCTTATTGATTCCGAGATTTACCTTCAGGTCAAAATCGCCCTGAATTATCTCCATCGGAGGATTGCTATCATCTATCCATTCAAAGCCAAGCACTCGGCCTGTTACCAATTTTATAAACTCATCTGTCTCATAATTCTGCTCGAGTTTAAGCAGTAAGGAAAATGCTGGCACAAAAGCAGTCTGCGAGAGGTTTTTAATAACCTGAGATATCTTTTTATTAGCATTTGCAATATGAGCCGTCACGCCTGTCGCCGTCTCATCACCTGACGATGGCATACCCATCATATTGGGCGGTATAGACGTTGCCTCGTAGTAGTCCCTGTCGGTAATCGCTTGTTCCTGAGCCGACCCTGCCGTAGCGTCATGTACCTCCAGCTCCCTCACGCTCTGTTGGCTTACATCGTCACCTAGAACCACGCCACCAATCTTACGATTGACCAAGCCCATTAAATCAAGGTTTGCATGCCGAGACACAAGCAATGGCTTACGTAAAGCCAAAGCAACTGCCTCTCTGCGTTGGTTACGCAGAGCATTTGTTTCCTGCTGTAAGCCTTCTACCGTTTCTGGTAAACTCTTGCCGTACATCTGATGCGGTTCAGGGAAAGCCTGTCCAACAACGAAAGGCGGCCTATTATAGTCCTCGCCCTCAACCTTATAGGGTAAATCGTTCTCTTCAAGGTCTTTCAGTAGCACAGATGGGCCACCTTCATCGCCAGCCATCAAATATGAGCAACTTTCCAGCAATCCGTCATTATTTACATCCAATAACGTCCACATCTCATAAACATACGTCTCTCGCAACGCACTCTCGTCATCCGCATTAACGTTACTAAATGGCGAAGACTGCCCTTCTGCCCTTTGCTGCTTTATTGGATTAGACGTGCTAACTTCAGACTGAATAGTAGGTATTTCGCCTAAGTTCTTATAATTATTACGCTTTAAGTAGTCCATTGAGCGTCTAATACGGTGCGTGATTGGATATTTCCAATAATCTTTCCACGTAGCAGAGCTATCGAAGAATATATCTTCGTAAGGAGTACACTCAATAACAGGAACGTAGCTTTCAACGTCACCTTTATCGTTAGAAGTGATTTTAGGGTAGACCTTAAAGATACCAATACCATTCTTAAGTGCATCAAGGCTTAATTCAAATGCTTCGCTATAAAAATCTATAGGATGGCTATTTAAACGGTAGTTCAGAAGAGTTTTTACCGCCATACGAGTATTTTCTGGTAGGTTCTTCCAAGCAGAAACGTCTACAATCTCTTCAGGGTCGAAGAAAAACGTCTCCATAACGTCTACCAACATCCGCTGTACGTGAGAATACGTCTTCGGTATGAATAACTTGCCCTGACCACGCAGGACATTGGATTGCTTACCCTTATTTGGTGGGAACTTGGAGTTATACAGGTCGTTGTCCTTCGTCCAACGCTCAATCCTGTCATCAGTACGCCAAACAGTAGACCTCTGGAACTGGTCTTGTGCGTGTGAGGTCAGAAACTCTTCATCGTATTTTTTCTTTGCCATGATATTTTATCCAGACAGCAGGTAGAGTGCTGTTATAGTCTTTCTATTGTTTTGCCTTCGTCGTTTAACAGAAAAGCAGGGCCATCAAAGCAGACCCAGTTAATCTCTCTTGAATTAAAAAATCCACCTCTACATTTAAACCCGATAAACCTACCATTTTTATCACCTTGACTGAAGGCTTTTTGCTTTGAAAAGTCATGCGCCACCTCAACATCCATTCCCTTTACAACACCTTTACCTTGAATAGTAAGCTCATCTATGTTATCCCAATAATGCCAGTCACTATGTTCAGTATGATGGCTCATTAACTTCAAAATCATATCTATCTCCTATCTACCTGTTTGTATCTACCTACTGTCTGAAAACAAAAAAAGGCAACCATAGCCGTTAAGCCATAATTGCCTTTGTCCTTGCGTATTCTAAGGGGTAAGCTACTTATTTCTGTCTAAAATCTCGTGCAGCTTCCTTTCTAATGCTTTGAAGGTCTTTAAAATCTCTATAATTGCCCTTTTATCTTCTTCTGTCATTATAACCATTACCATAGTTTAAGGTTGGTGTCAAGGGGAAATTGGTCTCGGTAGAAGGATTCGAACCTCCGATAATCTGCTCCCAAAGCAGATGGCTTACCTGACTGGCCTATACCGAGATATCCGCCGTTAATACCTATGCGCCTCGCCTGTGAAACCCTTACGCATCAATTTATACATCCACATCCCTATTACAGGCCCGATTATTGCTCCTAAAATGTATGCTATGATTATACTCATTTAATCCTCCTTTTATCTACCATAACGCTGCCTCATCAAAAAACTCTGGCTCTGGAGCACTCTGCACCAAGGGATACCATGAGACAGGGAATTGCGTTACATATCGCAACGAAGCGTGAAGGTGGTGCTTGCCTTCCTTGATTCTATCTTTCGGCCCTTGGCTGTCCTCGTTGGCATACGTATCTCTCTCAAGCGTCCTGAAGGAATTTATCAGCACCTTGTTCTCTGGCCTATCGACTATATATATTCTTGGTGGCGAGGCTCTAAGGCGTTTTTTAATATCGTCAACACCTGCCTTAATCGAGCCCTCGAATTTATCACTTGTCCGAAGTCCTGGTATTGCATTTTTACCTCTCGAAAGCTCCCTGAATATATTCCTACCGCCAAACGCAGTAATCGTGCTATTGGAACTCTTGTCAGCGACAGACCACCCCATTCTATAGCCACTTTCTCGCACAATCCTGTGAAAATCCTCCTTCACTTCTTCGGTGTCTGCGTCTCGTGAGTAGCATCTGTCAACATACATGATACCCTCTCTGTCCACCAATACAAACACCCCTGCTGTCGCAGTAACCAAGTGAGGGTCGAAGCCCGCAATACACAAATAATCCTGCTTACCGCTCGGAGAAAGGTCATCAATAAATGGAGGCATGACGTGATGCTTTGCGAATAGGCCACTATATACCAAACCAGAGAGAGAGATGGCTTCGCCCAAAAGACGCATTTTCATTTCTTCATAAGATGAAACCTTCACATACTCATCCATTATTTTTGCCTGAGTATCTAGGTTAATGTGCGAATTTGTTACTGTCGTTAATTTAAATAATGTAGAATCTTTTATCTCTGTCTCGTTACCTGTCTGCTCGTCTTCAAAAATGCCATCGTGAAAAAGTTCTGTCGCCCACGTCAAACCCTCAGTCGGAGTCCAGTCAATCTCAATATCCAATGCCTCCGCAGTACCAAAACGCATTAGCGTTTCTTTCCACTTCGCCTTCGCAGGCTCTTCATCAAACTTCGCCCAATCCAAGTCACCACCCTGCGCACTTTTTACGTCCTGTTGATTAGTTAGAAATTCTACCTGCGAGCAAGGCTTGCCCTTACGATACAAAGTTAAAATATCAAATTCTTTAGAATAACTTTCTTCCCAAATTCCCTTCTTCAAATACTCACGGGGTATCCACTTCTTCCAAGCATCCAGCACCACCCTATGCAACTGTTTGTTATCAACAGCAGTTACTCGTCCTTTAATAAATTTACGATTTGCCCTCTCAATTACGTCTGCAAATATATCCTTATACTGCTCCATACTTTTAGGCAACTCACCCGTACTTTTAATAATCCCATCTATCGTTCCGCAAACAGTCTTACTACTTCTGTTACCGCCACTCACTCCCTTAATACCACTCCTGCAAAGCAAAGCGTCTAACTGACTGTCTACAAACGTAGGTATATCCTCTTCCTTCAGATACCTCGCAAGCAACGCCCGCCTCTCTGGTGTGATGTCTCCCGTATTCGGCTCGAAAAACCAAAACGGGTCACTATCAATAACCTCAGTCAGACTCGCCTCGGCGACCCTCAGCTTCTCCTCAAGCAAAGCAAGCCTCTCGGCCCTCTGCTTCGGCGTTAACTTCGCTCGCTCCGTCTCCGTTAGCTTCTCCGCAGAGACAGCGTGATTCTTCCTGGCACGAGGCTTCTTATCTGGGCCACGTTTACCATTGCCACGCTTACGGGGCTTGAGAGGCTTGTCAACGCCACCCTTCGGCGAGTCTGACCCGACCTGAGAGCCATCTATGCCCGACTTCGCACCACCTATCTCGCCCTCCTGCCTATCTCCCATAGTACCTCCTCACGCTCCGTCTCCGTTAGTTCCATTAACTCCTCAACCAAGCCCGTTAGCAAACCGTCATCGCCAATACCCTCACACTCCTCGGCAACCCTGAATAGCACCCGCTCCACGGTAGTGAGCGAACGAAGCCATGCATTACAGCCACCCTGCCTTCCTTGCTCCTTAGCAACCACGCTCTCGGGCCATCCCGAAGGGATAAAGGCGTCTTTAATGGGGCGGTCAACCACAGCCACCACAACCCCTATACTCTCCGATTTATCGAGGTATGCTGTCATAATGCTTCCCCAAACCTATCCCTTACTGAACCCATCTTCCATGCCCGTAAAGTATTATCCATGACTTGTCTCATATTACGCAATTCCATACCAAACCTTTCCCTGTAAAAATCTCCACAAGGATAGCACACAAAACGCTCCTCATCCAACTGGTACGCCTCCAACTCAAACGGAGCTAATACCAAACCGCATATCTTACAATATGCGGAACACGGGCCGTATTCTGCTCGGCAACCTCCCCCTAAAAGTCTCCTAGTAATCAGACCAGACCCTTCAGCTATTCTTTCATTCGTTTCCTTATTTAGCCTTGCCATCCCCTCTACCACTTCTGTCGCAGTCATATCTCGCATACCCTCCTATCCAGCCTCCTCACCACAGGAGCACCCCTGATAATGTTTAGGTGCTTCCGTGCTACTAATAACTTGAGCCAACGCCGACTGAAGTAAACCTAACGCCTCAATCTGATTAATCCCCTCACTATGAATTTTTGTAGATAAATTGCCTTTTCCGCCAACTATAGATACCTTGATGCTTCTCTCTTCGCTATCCATTATGCCTCCCGTCGGGGAATACCCCTTTTTATTTTTTTCCTCCAGAGAATGGGTAGTAACTTTACTCACTCAGGGTATACCATCTCCCCCCTCCCCTACCCCCGACTTATCAACAGCTTATCAACACCTACCTGTGCATATCCTGTGGATAACCTACCTAACCATGCGTAATCGCTATGCTTTGCCTGTGGATAACTATTGTGACGATACTTCATACTCACTATGAGGTAATGGCTGCAAGTCCTTGATTGTAGACGCCTTTATCTCTACCTATAGACTATCACCTTGCGATACCGCATAATACCTCATGTATTCTATTAAGTAATAGCTGTAAATACCTAATTATAAACGCCTTTATCCTTAAGATTTACCTATGCACACTATCAAGAGTTATCCACACCGCTACATATAGTGGGTCTACGCACAATGACATAAGCCAGCACATAGCTCAGCACGACAATAGTGACCGCAAAGCATAGTGAGCTATACATCCACCACAAAACGTCCATTACTCGCCATCCTCGCCCCTTAGAGCGTCCATTTCTGCCTTGATTGTATCGATTGTTTCATTGACATGCTCGACCGTACTCTTAGCCGATATATTCTGCGTTGACTGCCCTCTTTCCAGGCGTTCTTTGTCGTAGATTATTGCACCTGCTACAACTCGTTGATGAGGTGACATATCGTTTATATCGTCATCGGTGATAGAATTAAGCATCCTACGCCCTAAACTCGTAAAACTATCCGCCCTATGCTTCTTATACCTCTTAAGTCCTGGCACGTCCGCTTTCAAACGCCTACGACAAACCGTTTCCCTTGTAATGCCTAGGAGTTTACCAATTTCAGGGTCGGTGAGTCCTTGTGCGTGATATTCCAGTATGTCTTCTATAGGTATGCCTTTAGGTCTAGTATCAACCTTTGGCTTTTCGGTAGGCTCAATGATATCGGTGACAGCATTGCTTTCCATAATACCTCAAACTATACACTACAAGTATTAATATGTCAATGGAATTATATGCTTGCAAAATAGTTTAAAATACTTTAAATTAGTACTTGACAGGATAGTATGGGTTGGTGTATAGTTTATTTAACATAACAATACAGGGAGGGTAAACGAGATGAGTAACGAAAAACAATGGTGTCAGAAGCACGGAAGGTTTGAGGATAACGAAGTGAGGCAGGTCGAGGTTTCAGATAGTTATTGTAATGGTTATATTATCACGTGCCTTGATGGTGAATATGAGTATGAGACAGAGGGCTGTACAGTCACACCAGTATAATTAACCACTAAACGGGAGTAAACCGATGGACACAGTAACCGCAGACCTAAGTAATTACGGCTCAAGAGAGAGAAGGCTATTAGTAGAGCTATTGACAGCATGGAATGAGCAAGGACTGCCAGAAGACTTTGACATGGACGAAGTAGTGCCGATGTTTAATCAAGATAGTGGCTATGTATTTTTAACTAACTCTAACTTTGAGGTTGCCATGATGAATGGTGACGACTTAGAATTTTGGTATTCTTGCCCACAATGCGGACATGAAGGTTTCAAAGAAGACATGGAGCATAACGAGGACGACGCAGACTGCGCGGAATATCTTAAAGAGATAGGCTGCCACGCATAACGCCCTATAAGCAACGCAGACCGATTAGCCATAGACTGGGGCATATAGGTAGATAAAAACCCCTTGACGGGCTTCTGAGAGGCTCTGAGGGGTAAAATAAGACACCAAGCAGGAGGACGAGATGACCAAAACTGAATTAAAATATAAAGTCATAGACACAGGTAGTTCTTTCTTTGACCGCTCAAGCATGAAGTTTTTCGGCGATACAATGGCAAATTACGGTTGCCGTGATGGTGACAAGATAGATACCTATTCAGAAAAAGGGATTAAAGTCTGGGAATTATATAGACGGCACGCAGTAAAGCACGGCCTTAACGATTCGGCATACTTTCGTAAAGATAATTTTCAGCGAGTAATAGCTAAATAAATCAAAGCTAAATCAAAGACTGTTGCTTAAGTAGTTGATATTTAAAGATACTCATATTGATTTAAGGGGAATAATATAATGCCACTAACCATACGAAGAGATAAATACGGCAATATACTGTCGTTGACCGACGACACGCTTTGCCTGGATTGTTGCGACTGCCCAGAGTGTCAGGCGTTGGATTCCGAGAGCACGGACGATGACTGGTATTTATTATAAACGAAAGACCCGTCCTAACGGACAAAGACGTATACAAGGGTTCTGGTTGATGGCTCATCGGTTCGCTAACGCTCAATAAAGGCATACGAAACCCTATACAACATCTTTAAAAGAGGACTACACAGCTCCACTAAACGGAAAGGGAATCTAGCCTGTAGAATAGTCACATAGTAATAGATACAGGAAAAAAATAAATACCCAAGGTAAAAAACTTTTTTATGAAAATCCCCTTATGGTATATGTATTTCAGAAAAGGTATATATATAATAGGGGTAAAAAGCTAATAAAATTAAGGGTTGTAAATATAGGGTTGAAAATAAAAAAATATGGGATAATCGAAAAAGGGGAAAAAGGGCAAAAAAAGGTATTATGGGGTACAAAGGTATTGACAATAAGCCACCCATCGGGTATAGTTAGGGTAACTACAACCTAAAGGGGGTTTAAAAGGTAAAATGGGCAAGAAAATGATACCTACATACTTAAAAGAGGAAACGTGGCAAACTTTTAAAGAGCTATGTGAGAGTGAGGATACGACGATGGCGGCTTATATGCGACACTTTATTGCGTCGGCTGTAGCTGAATATCGAAGAGAGCAGGGCAAGCAAAATATTGTGGACGGTCGCCAGCAAATTGAGCAATCCAAAGAGGCACGACAAGAGCAACGCAAGGCCGACAAGGTAGCTGCTCAGGTGGAAGCAGACAGGCCGAAAACTCCGAAAGAGCTAAATCCTCACCTGTGGCATAACTGGGAATGTTTCGAGTGCGACAATATAATGTCGGTACACCACAAAGAGCCAGACCCTGCTAACTGCGATAAGTGCGATGCAAAGGGTATGCGGTATGTCAATAAGAGGGCCAGAGAGGAAGGCGGTATCCCCGATACTACGTATAAATGTAAGGCTAACTGCGGCTTCACAGAGCTGGTTATTGACAGCGAACAGCACCGCTGGTGTCCGCTGTGCGGAGAGGTGACGACATGGGCGTAGGTGGGAATGGGATGAAGAAGACAGTAGCTTGGGCGATAGTAAGGAAGAAGGGTGCGGTCATAACATCGGAGAATGAAAGGTTTAATACTTTCTCTGATGAAGAGGCGGCACTAAGGTTTTTTGATGGTTTCGCAGCAACGTGGAAGAAGACCTACCACGTCATCAAGGTCACAATAGAGGAGGCTGGATAATGGAAGCTACAGGAGACGAAGCCCCTACAGACCCGACCGACGACCACTGGAAGTGCGATTGCACGGACGATTATGTTCACCACAGAGACCAGTTTATGTGCTCTTCGTGTGGAGTTACTGTAGACGATAACCCCGCATGCGCAACTTTTGAAGAAGTTGAGAAGTGGAAGCAAGATTTGCATCAAGAGCGGCTAGAAAGTCGAACCATGACCTACACGATAAGAAAGTTGGAGTGGGAAAGAGATAAGGAAGAAGACGAGAATTATTATTACGCACACCCTTCTGGAGGCCTTAGTCGATGGTATGAGGTCTACCTGCACTTTCAGAGTGAGGTCGACAGCGTTTGGCAAATGTATTATGACAACAACAGAGAGGGTCTTTATCACACCCTCGAAGCCGCCAAGCAAGCAGCCCAATCTCATTGGGAGAGTAGACTAAAGGAAGCGTTAGAGGAGACAACATGAGTAGAGAGATAGCAATGGACATAGACAAGCGAGCGGAGCCAGTATTGGTCGGAACAGTTCTGGAGCGAGACAGGCTAACGGACGAATTGCGAGAGAGAGAGGGTTACAAGGCTATGCTGCAAGCCATACAGGGCAACCTCGCGACCCTGGAGGCTGATTTAAGGGTAGCACTCGGCAACGTGGGATACAAGAAAGCATGGCGAGGTATAGAGGGGCAGATACTTCGAGCCGATAGGCGCATTAAAGACATTAAACGGCAGATACGGTGGAACGATGGGGCGGTGGATGGTTACGAGCCGATATGCTCAGGATGTCGAGAGAATTGGTTTGAGGAGGTTAGTGGTGGTTAGACGATGCGGATGGTGTAAGGCAATACTAGGGGAGAAAGAACCCCTTAAAGACAAGAGAGAGACGACGGGGATATGCGAAGCGTGTAAGGAACGGTGCTTTGGTAGCGGACACGTAAAGGAGGGAGTGTGATGGGTAACATGAGTTATTGCAGATTCCAGAATACGCTACCAGACTTAGAAGACTGTTTTGATAATCTACACGAAACAGAAGATTTGAGTGAGGAAGAGTCGAAGGCGAGAAAAAGGTTAATTTTACTATGCCGTGATATTGTCGGCGAAACCGAAGACGAAGAATAGGGAGGGAGTGTAAAATGAATGTACAGTTTGCTACGTGCGAGAGAAAAAGAGCTTTAGGATATATCAAGAAGGTCTATCCTTCAAAAACTATTACAGACGCACCAGATTCCGCAGGGCCATTACTTGACTTTGTAGAGAAGGACATAGTCCGAATTCAAGACCCCATGATGTATGGCAATAGGATAGAGGTTGTTCCGGGCAATAATTGGGAAGAGGATGCAAGTATGCGAGCCAATGTTGTAGAAGCCTGTAAAATACTGGATTAATGGTGAACTCTAATGGATAAAATCACCTCCGAGAAGACCCGTATCGAGCTGACCAAAGACTGGTCTAGAGACATGCAACGGCTAGGTATGCTTGAGTACCGCAGAGATAAGTATATTATAGACAAGGTGGGACTCTCAGAGACCTTTGGGGCGAAGATATATAAAGAGGGTATGCTAGGGTTGGCAGGTAAGGTAAAGCAGCTCACGCGGACAATCACAGAGACTGAGAAGCTAATGGAGGGGATGTAATGGATAAGAAGTATGCAATACACGTACCACACCAGTTACTGAGTGAAGCGGTGCAGAAGTATTTGTTTGAAAATGGGTATGAGTGGTACACAGGCGCAACAGTTAAAGAGGTATGCGGAGAAAACGTCTACCTAACTCTAGATGGTGGGGGTTCTATAGTCTTCTCTGATAAAGCAGACTTTCTGGACGAAGACTACACCATTCTCACCGTTGACGAGTTCTTTAAGCGTGAGGCGGAGAAGGAAGAAGGAGTATTAAAAATGCTTAATAGTGAGGTAAGAGCGATTCCTGGAGGTTTTTCCATTAACCCTATATGCGATATTGCAGAAGATATACCGCCAATGTTTAGAATTACTTGGCTAGAATACGACCGCATCGGCACACTCAAGCCGAAGGGAGGTAGTGATGGGTAAGCATACGGATACGCCTTGGGGAGCTACTAGAAAAGGAGACGACGACAAAGAAGGTTATATAATTATGAGTCCACCGAGAATAGGAATACATTTAGCTTTAACTCATAACGGTAGCCGTTCAGTCGCCAAAGCCAACGCCGAGTTCATCGTCAAGGCTTGTAATAACCACGCGCAACTGGTTAGGATGCTAGAAAGAGCCTTGCCTTATCTACAGAATACACCATTTATACATGCACAGGTGGAAGACACACTTAAGCAAGCGGAGGTGGAGTGATGAAACCAACACTCACATGGGCTAAACGCACCCTGAAAGCAGTTGAGGAGTTGATAGGGCAGTATAAGGACGGGACGCATGATGGGGGCACAGCTCGCTGCCCTTTGTGTATAATCGCAAGATTTGATAAATATGGTCGTGTGAATTGTAAAAAATGTCCTTGGGTTATATTTAAAGGATATACGTGTATGGAAATACCTAATGAAGAAAAAAGTAATTATGGGTACAGCAATTATAGATATTACAGCTATTATCCCGTCCCACTACGCCTACGTCGTCTCTACGGATGGCGGTTACGTCTACAAAACATGATACGAAAGTTCGAGGAGGCCGCATAATGTTAGATTATATGTCTTTGGATGATAACGACAGTCGGGAGGTACGGGTAGTTAAAGTGCGCCCTGACTTTGGAAAGCGTCAGATTAAAGACCCTAAAGATTTAGTGGTAGGCAGGACATATCGAGTTGTACAACGACGAATCGGAGGGCGTAAGTTTACCCTTACAAGAGCACCATACCAACGCCCAGATGACGGCAAGTGGATGATAGACACAGACTATGATTGTATGTCTGGTTATCTTTCCGACAACGGCGTAGTCCCTTACGATAACGGCTATTGGAACTCAACGAATCATATACTGGAGACCTCATAATGCTACACGGAATTATCTTATACACTACGATTATCCTGTTCCTTGTTGCTTTCTGGTACGGGGTGTGGAGGTTGATATGAGTATTGGCGGAATAAGCGGAAGTGTAAGCGGTAGCGTATGTAGCACCGAGCCAGAGGAAGTTGTCATCCGTCCCAGTTCCTACAGGTGGAGACTATTAGACTCTATTTATTTTAAAAATATCTGTGTTCTAAAGATAAAATATAAAGGCTGTACTAACTTCGAGGGTGTAAAGATTATGGTTATGCGAGATGTGGAGCAGATACCGCTAGTTCTCGACCCTCACTTTCTTGAAGAGTCTAGCAATCTCTTGGCTCGCTTTCGTCCGACTGAAGAGGGATGGTTGGATGCACTAAATTATGCAGTACGCAAGGATAAGGAGGCCACATGAGTAAACAGCACTACTGCGATATATGCGATATAGAGTGTGACGCAGAGCACAAGTCGTTCCATGAGCTGCCGTTGACAAAGAAAAAGAAACGCATGGGATCAATTGAGTTCGCTGTCTACTCTATAGTGGTTATGTCTATTGTATTGGGTGTTGCTATATGGTATGGAGGTTTTTGGAGATGAAAGAGCGACCAATATTAATGAACGGCGAGATGGTGAGGGCTGTCTTGGAAGGGCGTAAGACGCAGACGAGAAGGGTTGTAAAACATATACCTATGCTTGGTGGGCCCATAGGATGGTGTGCTGCGGCCCGAGCTCAGGAGCCGGGTTGGGTTAGCATTGTTGGCGATTATCGTCGATTCTGCCCCATCGGCAAGGTCGGCGACCGTCTATGGGTAAGAGAGACGTTTATAGACTTAATTAAAACACCTATACTTGGTGCTGGTGTAGAAAAATACAAAGGCCTGAGTGTTTGCTACAGGGCAGATAATCATCTTGATAAAACAATGGAAGTTTCCGGTAAATGGACACCCTCTATTCACATGCCCCGTTGGGTTTCTCGCATCAACCTTGAGATTACAGATATCAGGGTAGAGAGGGTGCAGGAGATAAGTGCAAAAGATGCTGTTGCTGAAGGTGTTGATGGGGATATCCCATATCCTGGCGGCCCTAGTTATTATTATCGTAATTTTTGGAACCTTTGGGACTCCATCTACACCAAGCGCGGCCTCGGTTGGGACAAGAACCCTTTCTGCTGGGTAGTGGAGTTTAAAAGGATATGAAAATGAGCGAGAAAAAACAGCAAGAACTATATGACGCAATAGCCGAGCCTGTTATGGGCTTGAGGATAAAATGCCAAAGGCTCAACTTGCCACCCGATGTGGACGGCATGCTTTATCAACTTGTTTTCGATATCCACAATAAGCAGAAAGAGGTGTTGAATCTACCACCACACGAAACCACACCAGACGAAAAAGAAGAGTTGCAGGGAGGGGGCAATGCGAATTAAATGCAGTCAATGTGGCAAGGCAGTTTCTACGGAAGTTCCTGAAGGTACAGTCGTCAGGGCTTGGGTCGAATGTCCTGAATGTATGAAGCCAAATGAAGAATTATATGGAAAGGTCGGAGGCGACAATGGCAACGGTGCATAAGGCGAAGAAAGATAAATACAAGGTCGGGAGAATCAGGCGATGTTACTGTAGCGCATCATATTCTATAGTGCAGTTTCCCAGAGGCTGTCCCTTGAGGCATGATTTTTGGGTTACGCAGTACAGCGACGACGACGCTAGGCGCATACCACATGACGTAATGGTTGAGGATATAACCTAATGTCACACGAACGCTCAGGCCACTGCCTTAACTGCAATGCATCCGTAGAGGGTCAAAGTGAATGCGATAGGTGCTCAAGCTACGACCCTTCCTGTAGCAACTGTGATGACAAGGGATACACGGAAACCCCTAGGCCTTGTGAACTCTGCAAGGGTAGTGGTAGGTCAACAGCGTTTAAGGGTGAGGCTTGCGAGAATTGCAACGGGTATGAAGACCCTGATGACACTATAAAAACAGACTGCGATTGTGGTCAATAAACGGAGGGAAGAGGATGCTAGAATTACCAGAACATTTAAAGCCAACGAGAGAGTTTAAATCTAAGAAAAGAACTCAATTAAGGGAAGCCGTAAAAGCCTTACGGGAATGTCGCTTAGGTTGTGCGTTCATGCCGTCAGGAAGAGAAGTAGTAAGGGCTTTAAAGTTAACAGAGGATGCTATTGAAAAGTGCTCTGTTAAAAATTGGGGTAGATAACCAAACAGACGGCGTGGCGGAAAGAGACGCATTTAAGGTGTGAGACTAGCTGATGAAGCCGTATACGGCGGTCATCTTCAAGAGCCACAGGGGTCGGTAGTGTACTGCTAAGGATACGCTGCCACCTCAGCCTTAAAGTATCAGAAGGTGCATCTTTTGATTTGCAGGTCGAACATAAAGGACTATACGAGTAAAAGCGTAATTGCTGCGTTCCGTAAGGATTCGTATCTCGTCAAACCCTGCCGCCGTCTAATTTTTACCACAGTAAATCCCCCGCATAGACGGGTGTGTGGTAGTGGGGTGGGAGACTGCCCCACTAAATACAACAGACGGCGTGGCGGAAAAGTAGAACGCAATTATCTAAGTCGTGACTGTGAATCTTGTTCGTACAAGATATAGACTCAGGTGGTGTAGGGCCACGATACTGTAGGGTGCAAATCCCTGCCGCCGTCTAATTTTAAAGGGTCTGTAGTTTAATGGCAAAACACTTTGCTCATAACAAAGGTGCTGTTGGTTCGAATCCAGCCAGACCCACCATATTTTTAAAGGAGCTATAATGGGCGATGTATCCCCAGACATATTCTATAAACTGCTTGGCTATAATGGTGAAACCTTCCTTGTGTGGTCGGTTAGGGCGAAGCAAGTGATTGAGCTAACGGCGAAAGAGCTTAGTATCCATGCCAACCTGATGCGTTTTGCTTCCAAGACATATTGGGAGAAAGAATACCCCAATAAATCCGCTACAGATTGGGAGGGCATTACGAGTGAAATTATTGAACTGTCCTATGCTATTGGAGTGTTTAATCCGCTAAATATCAGGGGGCGTGGCGTATGGCTTGATGAAGGCAGAACCGTCCTACATCTAGGGCAAGTCCTTGTCGTTGACGATGTGAGGTATGAGATAGGGGGATTTGACACTAATTATATTTACGAAGCCCATCCAACGTTGGATTTATATCAATCCGACAAGGTAGCTACAACGTCAGAGGCCAAGCAGTTCCTTGCTATATGCCAGTCACTTAAATGGGAGCGACCTATAAACGCCTATCTCTTTGCAGGATGGTGCATGATAGCACCGATATGCGGAGCACTCCAATGGCGACCGCATATATGGCTAACTGGTGAGCAAGGGTCGGGCAAGACGTGGGTAATGGACAATGTAGCCAGGAGAATGACGGGCGACATAGCTCTATACACACAGGGCAATACCACCGAGGCAGGGCTTAGGCAGTCTCTCCAGAGGGATGCTCGTCCAGTCCTTTTGGACGAGGCCGAAGGCAGGGATTCTTTCGCAGAGAGGAAAGTGAAGGGCATACTGGAGCTTGCTAGGCAAGCAAGCTCAGAGTCAGGGGGGCAGATAGTTAAAGGTACGTCAGGGGGCAAGGCTCAGGTGTACAGTATCCAGAGCTGCTTTATGTTTGCCTCTATCTCGATAGGGATAGAGGAAACGGCAGATGCAAGTAGGATTTCGGTACTATCGCTAGTAAAGGCTAACGGGGCAAGTAAGGCAGAAGACCTTAGTAACTTCAAGGAGCTAGAAGAAAGGGTCAGCAAGACTTTAACGCCAGAGTATGCGATGAAGCTGCGAGGCAGGGCTATAAAGCTACTAACTATTATCAGACACAATGCCACGATATTCGCAGATGCGATAGCCTTGCATTTACCTGGCGGACGTAGAACGGGCGACCAGCTAGGGACGCTCCTGGCAGGGGCTTACGCTTTACACCGCAACAATCAATTAACACTCAAGGAAGCAGAGGCATGGATACTGAAGAGAGATTGGTCGGAGCATACGCCAGAGGACTGCGAGAAAGACGAGAGGTTGTTACTGAAGCATTTAATGGAAACTCCCTTGCGGTTTGACGGCATAAATGAATTAAGTATAGGTGAGCTAATAGAGAGGTATTGCAGCGACGAGACTACGACTGTTATGGAAAATATTAAGCTAACCTTGCGTCGCATAGGTATGGATATAGACCTAGAAAAAGAGGTCGTCTGTATTAGCTGCAATCATTCAGCAATAAAGAAGATTCTTAATAATACTAGATGGCATAGTAACTGGGGGCGTATATTGGAGAGGATACCTAAAACGAAGATTGTCCCTCAGTACCATTTCGGAGTTGGTTCTAAGAGTAAAATGGTAGAGATACCTATACAGGAGGTGTGAGGGATGGAATTAGAATGTGTAAAATGTCATAGACCTGCGCCCCTAGCTATAGGGGCTGCCATACTGTGTGTTTGTGGTGGGAATATAGGCATAAAAAAGGAGGCTAAGATGTTTGAAGACGCGAAGGTAGGGGATAGGGTATGGAGTATAGTGTATGGGTGGGGGAAGATTAAACAGGCAGATGTTGACATTGTTGGACCTGATTTTAAGTTAGAGGTTGAGTTTTTAAATAGTAGAGACCGTAATGAAAGCCATATTTATATAGTTTATACCTTGGAGGGCAAAAATGGTCTCTCTGATAAATACCCCACTCTCTTTTGGGACGAAGTAAAAATAACCCCACCACCCAAACCTAAGAAAGAGGTGGAGGTTGATATTTATATGAATATTTATAAAGGAGATTTAGGTATTATTGACGGATATAAAATCTGGGGGTATAAATCAAAAGCTGAAGCGGATAGAAGTGCTGGCGGCACGCGTCTCGGCGAAGCTATCCACATAAAGCACAAGTATAGGGAAGGAAAAATGAAAAGAGACATTCTAAACCGAGACCAAGAGATTGCACGGCTAGATAAAGAAAATCAACGCCTCGGCTCAAACTTACAAGAAATATTCAACCTGCTCATGCAATGGAAGCATAGGGATTGCAGTTGCGAAGGATGTAAGGCGATAGAGGCGTTTCGGGTGAGGAATGGGGGTATGGAATGAAAATCCCAATAGCTAAGCTATCCCGTACCGAATGGCTCGCCCTCAGAAAAACAGGTATCGGTGCTTCCGATATGGGAGCTGTATGTGGGCTAAATCAGTATCGTACACCTTTGGAGGTGTATCTGGAGAAAACCGACCAGCTAACGGTCGAGCAGAACGATGCAATGCTTTTAGGGCAGTTAATTGAGCCTGTGATTGCGACGTTTTACACCCATAAAACAGGCACGAGAGTACGTAAATCCTCATTCTCGTACCGCATGGATGGCCATTCGTTTATGCTTTGCAATATTGACCGCCTTATTGGTCGAGACGGGCTACTGGAATGTAAGAGGGCTAGTGTGTTTACGAAAGATAGGTGGGGCGAGACAGGTACGGATGAAGTGCCCGAGGAATACTTGGTGCAGGTACAGCATGAGCTTGCCTGTACGGGACGTAAATGGTGTGACCTAGCCGTACTATTCAGCGACAACGAATTTCGCGTATATCGCCTCTCACGAGACGAGGAGCTGATAAAGCTAATCATCGATAAGGGTAGGCGTTTTTGGGATTGCGTGACCACCATGACTCCACCAGACCCATCGACAGAGAAAGATGTACTGCTCCTACATCCAGAGGATGACGGTATGAACCTAGAAGCCACGTCACCTATCTTAACAGAATATATGCTATGGGAGAGAGCAAAGCTAAAAATCAAACGGTGGGAGGGGACAAAAAGTGATGCAGCTTTTAAAATGAAGGAATTTATGGGTGACGCATCGGAGTTATGGTATGAGACGGAGAAGCTGGTGACGTGGAAAACTAATAAGAAAGGGACGAGGGTGTTCAAGTGAACTTAGTTGGCGATGGGTATATCGGTTTAAACGACTTAGAAGAGGCTCACCATAGGGGCTATAAGATTATAGTTCTTGCTGATAATTCTGTTCTCATACTAAAAACCTACGAAGAAGAAAGAGAATTCATGTGTATTATGGGACTGTCAGTAGTACCTACTGTGCGAGAATTAATGGAGGGTGTTTAAGTGAAGAATCGAGAGATAAAGTTTAGAGCATGGGATAAATTTGAAAAGAAAATGATACAGCCACATGACGGCGATTTTATACGTTGGCACGCTATGTCTAATTGGAAAGACTGTCTTGAACTCATGCAATACACAGGCCTCAAGGATAAGAACGGTAGGGAGATTTACGAGGGGGATGTAATAAAATGGGACGAGCAGGAATGGGGTGCACCATACAGAGAGCTTGTGGAGTGGGATTATTGTTTATTTGATATGAGAAATAACGATTGGAACGAATGGTGCGAAGTCATCGGCGACATATATTCTAACCCAGAATTACTAACGGAGGAACACAATGACAAGCAAAGCGATAGAACGTAAGCAGTCAATCAAAAGTAAGTTACAGGAATATTCGCCAGAGATAGCAATGGCTCTGCCGAAGGGCATGGATGCAGACAGGATGAGACGTATTGTTATGACGGAGGTGTCAAAAAACCCCAAGCTGCTTGAGTGTACTGTCGAGTCGCTATTCGGTGCGATTATCCAGTCGGCACAGCTAGGATTAGAGCCTGGTGTGCTTGGTGAGGCGTATTTTGTTCCTTATGGTAACAAGGTACAATTCATACCTGGGTATAAGGGGCTTATGGCGTTAGCCAGAAGAAGTGGCGAGGTGAAGAGTATCAGGGCGTATGCAATAAAAGAGAACGATAATTTCTCTTACGGTTATGGCGATTCACCTTATATCAACCATACCCCTGCCGAGAAAGAAAGGGGTGCGACTATAGGAGCATACGCTGTGGCTATAATGGAGAATACGCTCAAAGAATTTGAAGTGATGTTTAAAGAAGATATCGAAGATATCCGTAAGCGGTCTAAGTCTTCAGGGAATGGCCCTTGGAAGACGGATTATGACGAGATGTGCAAGAAAACAGTCGTTAAAAAGCTCATTAAATATCTCCCTGTATCCACCGAGGCAAAGCAAGCTGTAGCTTTTGTGGAGTTGGCAGATGCAGGACAGAGCCAGCAGAACGAATTGCTTGTAGCACCAAACACAGCGATAGAGGCAGCAATAGTAGTTGAGGAGGGGGCTACAAAAACAGAGACAGTAAAAGCGAAGCTAACGGCAAGTGTGCCGGAGGTAGAAGCAGAGGTAGGGGTAGAGGGCGATGCAATGGAGGGGTTTTAGATGGGCGTATCAATAGAAGCGGTAGGCTTTAAGCCTGCTGACGAAAAGTGGCATAAAATGAAATTAATATGGGAAACTTGCGAGGAATCTGATGTGGTAGTACCTTCAGAAGTTCTGACATTTTTTAATCATGAAGCCCCTGAAGATAAGCCAGGAATGGAAGTTGATTTGGGTGATTCATGTAAAGAATATGAACATGAATATCGAGAAGGGTATGAAATAGATGTGACCAAGCTACCCAAAGGGGTAAGGTTCATAAGAGTGTATAATAGTTATTAACTAAAACAGGAGGAAACCGAATGACTAAAGACTTTCTAACAATAGCAACACGAATGATGGATGCGATGCCAGAGGATACTGAGCAGGTAATACGCAGGAAGAATATGTCGTCTCTTGCGAGGCTATTGGGTGTAACGCCACAGGCACTCTCGAATTACAAGAAGCGTGGCGAGATGCCTAGTACGTTGATTCTGAAGTTCGCAGAGCGGACAGGTACTAGCGTTGATGAGTTGGTGAAGGGGCATACAGTCGAATGTATATCCAATTTAGTAGACGGAGATACAGGCGTAAGAAAACCTTGTGACTGCAAGGGAGTCTCCAATGTCTGATATATCAATGTGTGCAAACGGAGAAGGCTGCTCGGTGAGGAATAATTGCTATAGATATAAGGCAAAGCCCTGCAGGGAGCAATCGTGGGCAGATTTTAATAACAATAAAGGGGCTGATTGCGAGAGATATTGGCCAATGGAGGTAACAACAAATGTCTAACGGACTAAACAAATGTTTTTTCATAGGTAATCTTACAAGAGACGTAGAAGTAAGATATGCAGCATCAGGTGCAGCAATCGCTAATTTTTCCATTGCTTGCAATGAGAGTTGGAAGGACAAGGATGGTAATAAGCAGGAAAAGGTGGAGTTTGTCAGGGTGGTCGTCTTCATCAGTAAGTTAGCTGAGATATGCGAGAAGTATCTTGCCAAAGGCAAGCAGGTATTCGTTGAAGGCAAGATGCAGACCAGCTCATGGGAGAAGGATGGCGAGAAAAGATACTCAACTGAAATCGTAGCCAGCAATATGCAGATGCTTGGCGGTAAGGGGCAAGAGACGGCAGAGCCGTCAGGGGACGAGGATGTGCCACCGTTCTAAATTGTAATTACAGGGTCGTTTAACAGGCAAGACTCCAGATTTTGATTCTGGCAATCTAGGTTCGATTCCTAGCCCTGTAGCCAATGAGGGGGAGACTAATGAAGCTAGAAGAAGTGATTGAGAAGGTTGAAAGAGAAAGATTAATAACTCATACTAATGATGAGCATTCTAAGGTTGTGGCTACCGCTGTGCGAGAGGCAGGGTATAAAAAGATACTACCATGTCCTAGTTGTGGTGAGGCAGATTGGATAAGGGCTCATAAAAGAGAGTGTGAGCTATGAACATCGAAGTCAAACTTGAAGACAAGGGGAGTTGTGAGGGGTTATGAATTACTGGATAATAGCAGATACTCATTTTGGCCACGATAAAATAGCTGAATGTTTCGGCAGGCCAAAGGATTTTGAAATTAAGATATTCAAAGCCTTAAATATAGTAAGGCCACAAGACGTACTTATCCACTTAGGTGATTTTTGTATTGGTAAGGACGCTTATTGGCACGATCTATTTATGGACAAATGTCCTGCTAATATAAAATGGTTTGTAAAGGGAAACCACGACCGTAAAAGTGTCTCATGGTATCTTGGCAGAGGGTGGGACTGTGTAACTGAGCGATTGCAATTAACCGTATTCGGTAAGACTATTTTATTCTCTCATAAACCCTTATCATCTGGAGATTACGATATAAATATACATGGACATCTTCATACAAACGGTCAGCACCACCACCCTGAATTAGATGATTTTGTAGATAAGCATAATATATTGATAGCAATAGAGGGTGAGTATAAACCTGTAAGTTTAAGAAGGATAGTGGAGGGGAGAAAACCATGACCAACACACAGACACAGCAAGCAGTATTTGAATTGGTGAAGAGGGAAGGGGAGTCAGACCATCCAGTAGGAAGTCTTCAGTCAAGGAAAGGTTTTATGCGTCTTGGGTGCATTCCCTGCGATAAGGAGATTCCTATAGATAAAGAGGATGCCGCCGAATTTAGAAAAGAGCACCCCACTTTTCCCGACCTCACCACCCCTGACGGAGCTTTCTGGCTGATGGCTAGGTTGCCTGAGTGGGATAGGTTTGAGGAGTTTTGTGTTGATTGGACGATGGGTAATTATAGACCTACTCGCTATGGGATTGTAATTCATCTTCTCACTTGGCTAGGCTCAGACCCCTCAGCACTATTCAAGGCTATATGTGAATTTGAGGGGCTGGAGGTGGAAGGGTGATACATAAAATACTATGCTTTTTTGGTAGACATAATTTTGAGCATGACAGCTATCTTGATGTGCCACTTATACCAACGAGGATTGTACAATGTAAGTGGTGTATGACAATTAGATTGTCGGGTAGGAGCGTTTATTATGGAGACTAATCGAGACAAAGAGATAAACCGGATATTGCATGAGATGATGGGGTTGTGTTGGTGTGATAAGCTAACAGAGCTTAAACGAGAACCACACGAGAGTTTTACGAAATATGTTTGCTCAGAATGTAACAGACGGCTACGGGTTCGTTGGTCTAAAGTGGCCACTAGTTCTGACGAAGAACTTGTCGTAGCGGACAACCCCACCTACCTCGAACACGGTAAGCACTGGGGGAATCTGTTGAACTGGTCTGGTAATCAGTCTTGGTATGAAGATTTTAGAATTAAATTATGGCAAAAGCACTTTAGGACGAATAAGCTAATACACACAGAAACAGGGATACCTTTCTGGCCCATTAATAACCCACGCTCACTAGCAGAGAGTCTTGTGGAATATAGGGAGGGATTGAAGGATGGATAGTAAGGATGGAATTGTATTGTTCATAATAATTGTGGTATGCGTGGCACTGGGTATTGTACTTGGGGTTATTGTAGGCGCAAAATTGCAAACAGAGCATTGTAAGAAAGTATCAATCCAACACGGCATCGCCCAATACCACCCACAGACGGGTGAGTTTGAGTGGTTAAAGGAGGGGAGATGAAAGTAGAGATAAATAAGGAAGGAAGATTGTTGATATCAGCAGAAAACGAACTTGAGCAGTACGCTTTAGAGGTCTGGTGCAATGCTAATATAAAAGATTGCAAGATAGATTTGGAGCACATAGCTATAACATGGGGCGACGAGGAGAAAACCAATGACGATATTGAGTAAGGAAGAGAGTGAACGACTTAAGCAAGATGAATTAAATACTTTAGAAGTGAATTGTTGCAACGAATGTATTGATGGCGCCAAAGATATCCTTAACCTCATCGACACCATCGACCATCTGCGTGAGAAGGTGAGGGAGTTGGAAGGTAAGATACCCTGCTTACGCTTTAGCTCGGAACTTAATGGCGGCGAAATGGATATAAATTGCGATTGCCCCTCCTGCGAAGCCGTTGAAGAGCCAGAGGTTGTGCTAGGTGTACGTAAAGCAAATGACGATGCTCACATGCAGAAATATTGTACTTGTATAGAGCCAGATTGTGAGTGCGCGGAGATGTCCCTGTTAAAAGGAAAACCCAATGACCGATGACATCCTAACCCTAGCCCTCGGAGACCTCAAGCCCTGCCCTCGTTGTGGTACAGGTAAGGTAATGAGGGTAGCCAAGGGTGTGTGTAGACCCTGTAACGAGCAGGGAATAGAAGAAGTACAGGAGGGAGCATACGATGAAGAGTGTTGAGGAGTTGGATGTGACGTCAGTATTTATTCGGGGAGTAATGTATCTTATGTACACGGATGAATTGGAAGCGTATCTAAAAGTAAGGTGTAGTAAAAGCGTTACGATACCTGTCGACGCAATCAAGGAGGCTTGAGGATGAAGGTGAGGGGAGAAGTATTTAGTAAAGGAGATTCTTATTATTCAGTATTATTTATTAATGAGGCTACATTAATAGGTCACTTTAAAGATAGAGATGATGACAGTCGTTTACTTTCTGATAGGGAATTTATATTTTCTTCTACCCACGCCGAAGCCAAAGCAGCAGCCGAGGCCTTCGCTGAGAAGCACAATATGACGATAGAGTGGGAGGAGTGATATGCAGAAGAAAAAAGATACTACTGATAAGGACGATGAGAAAAAAATCCGTAAGAGTAAACGTACTAAGTGTGTTGCCACTCCTAGCTTTAAGATAGGTGACAGAGTGGTATTAAAGTCCAGCTATGGCAATGATGGTAAATACTTATTAATACTTGTAATGGATGTTGTGCCGGCGTATAGACGAGACAGATTTAAGTACTACGGAAGAATTTTGCAAGTAAACCATCTCAACCGCCAATATATGATTAATCATTTAGCTGATTTTTCTAATGGTTATCTTGGGTCTTATAGTATCGCAAACGTACCAGAAGATAGTGTTAAATGGCTAAAGGAGACCCCATGAAGAGACTGTGGACGTGGCTAAACGAGCCTCGCAAGACGACCCACCTAGCCGTATTGGTATGGCTCATGGCTTTCACGATACTGGCCTATCATAATAGCACGCTCATCTCTCTAGAAAACTGTGCTTATCTGTCTGGCAAGCAGACCGTCGCCTCGCACGCAGCTGAAATATCGAGACTACACGACCGTAACGACCGTAACCTGACCGAGCTAATAATAGCTAGAGAGAAGATTAAATTATGGGAGAGCATAACAATGTACGATTTTGTGGAGGTGGAAAAATAATGGATATATTTGGCGATGAAGAAAGCTACACCGACCGTACCGTCCACGAGGCTTGTGGTAAACCTGATGCGACCTGTAAGTGCCCGTCCAATTCCTTGCTCCCGCCCCTCGCCCTAGCTGAGGTGCAGAAAGTCCTTGAGTTCGGCGCGAAGAAATATAGTCCGCATGGGTGGAAGACGGAGAATACAACGGAAGGGGATATGGCAGCTCTTAAACGTCACCTAGCTTCCTATGATGATAAGGAACGGTATGACCATGAGACTACCTTGCACGCCCTGTCTCATCTTGTGGCTAGGGCGTTATTTGTAATTGAGAGAGACTTAGGGGGGGACAAATGAAACCACGCCCCTACCAGCAAACTGCAATAGACGAGATACGGCTGGCCTATACTCAGGCTTTTCAGTCACCTATCTATGTTGCCCCTACGGGTAGTGGCAAGACGTTTACTTTTTCCTATATATCCAAAAATGCTTCGCAGAAAGGAAATAATATCTGCATTATTGTCCATCGGCGTGAGTTATTGCTCCAGACTTCCAATGCTTTGGATAATATGCGTGTGCCACACGGTTTAATCTCCGCTGGCTTCACGAGTAGCAGACAGCAGAAAGTACAGATTGCAAGTGTGCAATCATTGGCTCGTAGGCTTTGGCAATACCCTGAAGACCATTTCGATTTATTGATTTTCGACGAAGCGCATCATGGCCTAGCTAAGACGTGGGGTAAAATAATAGGCCATTTTTCTAAGGCTAGATTCTTAGGTGTTACGGCAACACCTGTACGTCTGGACGGCAAGGGACTGAAGGGTATTTTTGATAAAATGATTGTCGGTGCAGGAATTAAGGAACTTACCGCACAAGGATATCTTGCCCCTTATGTAGCCTATGCTCCCAATATTGGCGTGGACGTTGAAGGCGTACATATCCGTATGGGTGACTACAGTAAGAAAGAATTGGTGACGAAAACAGATAAACCTACAATAACTGGCTGTGCAGTTAAGCATTATCGTAAATTAGCCCATAAGCTCCCTGCGATTGCTTTCTGCGTAACTATCGAACACGCAGAGCACGTTGCTCAGGCTTTCCGTGACGGTGGGTATAGGTCAGAGGTCATTCATGGCAAGCTCACGTCCTTAGAGCGTAGTCAGATGATTGAGGGCTTGGCTAGTGGAGACATAGATGTGCTTACCAGTTGCGAGTTGATATCTGAGGGCGTGGATATCCCCGTCGTAACTGTAGCGATTTTGCTTCGCAAGACGAAGAGCTTGGGTCTGTATATGCAACAGGTAGGCCGAGTGCTACGTCCTCATCCTTCAAAAGAGAAGGCAATTATTATCGACCATGTACGCAA